GGTATGAGAATACGCAATGAAGATGAACCACTGCAACCAGGGGAATTCCGAGATATAGATACTACTGGAGGTTCTTTGCGTGAAAATCTTATACCTCTCCCTATTAAAGAGCCTAGCAATGTTTTAATGCAACTTCTTGGTTTATTGGTTGATTCTGGCAAAAGATTTGCCGCGATAGCAGATATGAATGTTGGTGATAGTAATGCAGCGATGCCTGTTGGTACTACAGTAGCTTTGTTAGAGCGTGGAACTAAGGTTATGTCAGCAATCCATAAACGATTGCACTATGCACAAAAACTTGAGTTTAAACTTTTAGCTAAAGTTTTTGCTGAATACCTACCGCCCTCATACGAGTTTCAAATGGGTTCTGGGCCAAGCGAAATTAAACAAAGTGATTTTGATGGAAGAGTTGATGTTGTTCCTGTTTCAGATCCTAACATTTTTTCACAAAGTCAAAGAATTACATTGGCTCAAGAATTACTGCAAATGGTTCAATCTAATCCAGAAATACATGGACCAATGGGTATATACGAAGCCTACAAAAGAATGTACGCAGCTTTGGGGGTTGATAATGTAGATAATCTTTTACAACCACCGCCAGACATGACACCTAAACCCATAGACGCTGGTTTAGAAAACAGCAGTTTATTAATGGGTCAACCTGCACAAGCATTTGAAGGACAGAACCATGAGGCTCATTTAGAAACTCATAAAAGTTTATTTTTAACGCAGGTGGTACAAGAAAACCCACAAATACAATCAATAATCATTAGTCATTGCATGCAGCATTTACAATTCTTATCAGCACAAATAGCATCAGAACAGATACCCGAAGAAGTGCAGATGCAGATTCAAGAAGTGCAAGCACAAATGCAACAAGTTTCACCATCAGAAGCGCAACAAATTTCAACAGAAATTCAAATGATATTAGACCAATACAGCTCTCCAATAATGGCTCAACTAACATCACAGTTTTTACAGTCTATTGGTCAAAGTTCTGGCGGTGATCCATTGGTTGAAATAAGAAAAGCAGAGTTGGATTTAAAAGATAAAGAGCTTGATATGGATTCTGAACAGTTTACAGCCAAACAAAACCAAAGAAATCAAGAAAAATTATTAGACACGCAAATACAACAAGAGCGTATAGATGTGCAAAAAAACATAGCTAGTGATAAGCTAGATGTAGCAATAGATAGGTTAAAACAAAATGCAGATCTAAAGCTTATGGAAATACAGTCAAAATTGAGGAACTAAATTATGGCAACATCATTCAAAATAGATGCTTTAAAGAAATTAAAAATTCAAAAACAAGTTGAAAGAAATGCTGAAAAAATAGCACAACAAATTAAAGTTGCTGCTAAAAAACAAAAAAGCGAAGCCAATGCAAAAAGAATCAAAGATAAAATGGATAGAATTGCCAAAGGCGAAATTAACAAACCAGTTAAAGAAATTTTAGAAGTTATTGAAGAAGTAGCAGAAGAAATAGTTGAGCCGGTAGAAGAGGTTGTTGTTAAAGATGCTCCTAAAAAAAAGAAAAAATCAACAAAACCTAAAAGCAAAAAATAATGGACAGCATTGATTTTTTAAGTTTTATAAAACGAAAAGTAAAAGAACGAGAAGATCAGATAGCAGAAACTTTAATGTCTGGCGCACTAAAAGATATGGAACATTATAAATATTTGCAAGGTGAGCTTTCTGCTTTATACTACCTTACAAACGAAATAAAAGATTTAAACAAACAGGATAAATAAATGGCAGAAATTAGATCTACAAATGACATAGTTGCAGATGCTTATATACCAGAACAAGCCAGGGTTTTAGATCCTACTTTATTAGACCAATCTTTGCTTGATCGTATGCCGCAACCCACTGGTTGGCGTATGCTCGTTCTACCGTATACAGGTAAAGCTCAAACAGAAGGAGGAATCCTTCTTACTAAAAAAACAGTTGATCGTGAGGCCTTGGCCACAGTTGTTGCGTATGTGGTAAAACAAGGACCACAATGCTATAACGATAAGGCAAGGTATGGAGAAACTCCTTGGTGTGAAGAAAAACAATGGGTTTTAATAGGGCGCTACTCTGGCTCTAGGTTTAAATTGGATGACGGTGCAGAAGTTCGCATTATCAATGATGATGAAGTGATAGCCACAATAATCGATCCCGATGACATAGCGAGTTTATAATGATTGAACAAGAAAATGCACAAGCAGAAATAGAAATAGAAGATATAGAGGTACAAATTGAAGACCAAGATTTAGGTGATTCAGTATCTTCTGACCAAGAGTTACAAGATTACTCTAAATCAGTATCTAAAAGAATTAATAAAAAAAATCAAGAGATTATGGCTGCAAAAGAGGAGACTGCAAGATTAAGAGAAATGCTGGCTCAAAAAGATGTTGAATCAACTAATTATAGAATTCACACAAACGCAACCATAATTCAAAAAGAAGAAGAATCTTTGCAAAACAAAGAACTTCAAGCTGATGATTTGTATAAAAAAGCTGTGGCATCTGGAGATGCTGATTTAATGTCTAAAGCAGATACATTAAAAAGTGAGTTAAGCATACAAAAAGAAAAAGTCAGAATGGCTAAAGCTCAATCAGAGCAGCAGACTTTTAACAACCCACAAGTAGTGCAACAAGAACAAAATTACAGACAGCAAGAGCAACAACAACAACAACAGCCACAACCTACATCAGAGGCATTAAGTTGGCATGAAGAAAATTCGTGGTATCAAGACGAATCTAGTAAGATAAACCAAGAAGCAACGCAATATGCAGCTTTCACACATCTTACATTGGCTAATGAAGGCTATGAAATAGATTCAAATGAGTATTATAGTGAATTAAATAGTAGAATTAAAAAAGTTTTTCCAGATTTACAGTCTGGACAAAGTGTCGCAAAAGAAGAGGGTAAACCCGCTGTGCAAAGAGTTACCTCTGCTTCCGTTGGAAGTCGGCAAAAAACACAAGGCAAGAAGAACGGAGTGACTTTCTCTAAATCAGAGGTCGAACGACTCAAAGGTTTGAAACCACACAACATGTCAAATGAAGTATGGCTAAAATCTGTTGCTAAAGAAAAACAAAAAATAGCCAACAGGGAGGCAAAATGACGACTGATAAAGATGAAGCACAATCCAAGCAATCCCGTGATTCCGAGATGCACGAAAAAAATACTCGCAGACAACCATGGAGGCCAGTTAGAAAACTAGAAACACCTCCTGCACCAGATGGATATGAATATCGATGGATAAGAGAATCTATGCTGGGACAGGAAGATAGAGGTAATGTAAGCCGAAGACTTAGGGAGGGTTGGGAACTCGTAAGAGGAACTGATTTACCCCAAGAATTTGATTTCCCTACCCATGAATCTGGTAGACATGCTGGCATCGTATATAACGAAGGTTTACTTTTGGCAAAAATGCCCATAGAAACTATCAATGAACGCAATAATTACTATGCTGGTAAAAGTCAGCAAGCTAAAGATGCATTAGACAACACAATGTTTAATGACGCGAACAAAGATACTAGATATGTGAAATATGATGCTGACCGTAAATCTAATGTTACTTTTGGAAAAAAGTAACTAATAACTAATAGGTGAAAAATAATGGCAAATAAAAATGCTGCTTTTGGACTGAAACCTGTTCGTATGATGGGTGGCGCACCTTATTCTGGCGGTCAAAGCCGTTACAGAATTGCAAGTGGAGTTACAACACCTCTTTTTCAAGGGGATCTTGTTACTCAGCTTACAGCTGGTGTACTAGGCCGTCACGCTGCTTCTGGAACCGTTCCGATTATCGGAGTGTTTAATGGTGTTCAATACACTGATCCAACAACAGGCGAACAGGTTTTTAAAAACTCTTATCCCGGTAGCATAGCTGCTGCGGATATTATAGCTAATGTGATTGACGACCAAAATGTCGTTTTCGAAGTACAAGCTGATGACATTTTTCCTGTCACAGACTTGTTCGGAAACTTTGATGTTGTGGAAGGCTCTCCCGTTGGCGACACTAACTCTGGAAGATCTAATGTAGAGCTTAATGTAACGACTGGTGGAACTGCCACCACGCTACCTCTTAAAGCTTTAGATATCTCCCAGGATCCTAATAACTCGGACACAGCGTCCGCCAACACCAATGTTCTTTGTGTGATTCAAAACCACATAATGGCCGTTAAAGGTGCTGGTTTAGCATAAGGTAGGTAAAAAATGGCAATATCAAGAGCTCAACTAGCTAAAGAACTAGAGCCAGGATTAAATAGTCTTTTCGGCTTGTCTTATGACGAGTACAATCGCGAATATGAAGAAATTTTCTCTATTGAAGATTCCTCAAAAGCGTTTGAAGAAGAGGTACTAATCTCTGGATTTGGTTCTGCACCAACAAAGACTGAAGGCCAAGGGGTAGTCTTTGACAATGCTTCAGAAAGCTGGAGTGCAAGGTACACACACGATACTGTGGCCCTAGCATTTGCGCTAACTGAAGAGGCGATTGAAGACAATCTTTACGATAGTCTTTCAAAGAGATATACAAAAGCACTTGCAAGATCTATGGGTAACACCAAAGAGGTCAAAGGAGCTGATATATTAAATAACGCTTTCTCATCCAGTTTTACTGGCGGAGACGGAAAATCTTTAATAGCAACAGATCATCCCCTAGCGGGCGGTGGTACTTCTGCTAATAGAGCTACTTCCATGGCGGATTTAAACGAAACTTCATTGGAAGACGCTTTAATCGATATCTCTAACTTCACAGATGAAAGAGGATTAATTGTCTCTGTTCAAGCTGAAAAAATGATAGTTCCAAGCGAACTTGTTTTTGTAGCTGACAGGATTTTAAATTCTCCTTTAAGATCTGGAACATCAGATAATGATCTTAACGCTATAGCTAACACAGGTGTTTTACCTGGTGGCTATTCAGTTAATCATTATCTAACTGATCCAGATGCTTTCTTCCTTTTAACTTCTGTAACATCACAAGGCGATGGTCTTAAAATGTTCCAAAGAAGTGGAATGGAAACATCAATGGAGCCGGACTTCTCGACTGGTAACATCCGTTACAAAGCTCGTGAAAGATATTCATTTGGTTTCTCTGATTGGAGAGGAATCTATGGATCTCAAGGTGCATAACTAGAACGATTAGAAATACCGTTTATAACTCAAGTATTTCAAAGAAAGGGC